ATATTATATATCTATATTTTTCAAGGTCTACCAGGAAGTAATATATACTTTAGTATATATTAACATTTTTCAGGCATCTCTTGAACCAAATACCTACCTCATATACCGAACCCTTGGCAATGGTATACCTTGCCTTGTTAAGCCAGTAAAGGTAATTGCCTTCATCCATGAAAATCTTGTAGGCTTTAGGAAATCCCATAATTGCCTTGAAATCCAAAATCCCAAGAGGGTAACCATCAGGTCGAAACTGTCTATCAGCAGGTCTTAAAGTTAGAGGAGCTTTATCTAACTCTAATCGATACACTCCTGGGAGAGTACTCATCTTAGCAGTCTTTATGGGCCATTTCTTTTCATTCTTGAAGTCACTATTCCACAATAACTGAATCTTTCTAACGGTTAGATTCTTCTTTGCAGGAAGCTTTCGATAATCATACATCGCCAAAGTCTTTTCAATTGGAATGTTATAATTACTCCCGTAAGGAGACTCAAAGAGCAATTCTCTAGTAATTGTTGGAGTTTTTACTTGGAATACTTCATTAAAAGCATTCAAGTATTTCTTACCGGCTTTCTTATGCACTCCAACGATAACTAAACGTTTCCTTGATACTTGGGAGTTCCCATAGTCGGAAACGCTTCTTTCGTGAAAAATAAGTTTATAGTCTTTAAGGGCTTCCTGAAGGTATTCATTGGGTAGAAGAGATAGCAAACGAGGTAAGTTTTCTATAAGAAAAATCTTAGGCTTGTAATAATTGATTCCTTCTATTACTAGACTTAAACTTCGGTTATCCTTGGGTTTACCCAATTCTTTAACCTTTGAAAGCCTCATAATGGATGATGCTCCACAGTCTGGAGAAGAGATTATGATATCTATTTTCTCATCAAACTCCTGTAAACAATATCCCTTGTAGAATGGTATATCTCCAAAATTAGCTTTCCATTGCTCTTCTCCGGGAGTATGAAATACTCCTCGAGGTTCTATATTCCCTAATAGGTGCTTCCTAAAAGGGAACAGCAGAGCTCCTTGCCCTGCTGAAATCCCTAATACATTCATTTCTTGTAACTTCTTAGTTTTACATATTTAACCCAGGCATAATGTTTCCTAACCTTAGTATAATCCAGGTTATGGTCATTGTTATGGGCTTCTTCTTCAAAGCTTACATCATGATATCTTTTGCTTTGTTTGTTCCATTTAGCGAAGAACATGATGATTAAGTACTCGATTGCATACCACAAGTAGTAGAAAATCCACAACATCTCTTGCATTTGCTTGAGATGTATCTTCTCATGGTTGTAATCATATGCATCAAACTTGGCACCTTTTCTTACGAAGACGATGCCGAATAAATTCATGGCTTTATACCCTTTGAAAGGTATAAATTTGTTGTAGATTACCTTCATTATATCTTGTTTTTAAAGTTTTCGTAAGCGGTTTTTAACTTCTGGTCATAGGCATTTTCAGCATAACCAGGACCATTATACTTCCGAGCAAAGCCTGCCCAGTCATGTTCCTTCAAGTTCTTCAAACAACTGGTATTATTCATGTAATAATACATCAATTTCAGCTGAGAAGCATGAGATTCTTCCATCTTTTTGACGAAATCAAAGACATTTTTACACCCACAATAGGCAAAATTGAAGCCCATAATCTGAAACATTCCCCAAGAAGCTGACTTTAGAGCACATTCTTCATCAATTTTCTTGGCAATTTCGAGTCTTTTGTACTCATGAGCTCCACCAAGATACTTAGATTTGTCCCATTTCGGGAAACAAATGGTAGGATAACTCTTTTGAGCAGCAACTGCCTTGTCCAAACCGAATTTGTTCTTGATTTCCTTGTACATAATGTGACCTTCGAATAGAATTTGAGGTCTACCATCTACTAAAAATCCATCTCTGCCTGCTGCTTCTACCAGTTGTACTGATTTAAGCAAGGCTGGTTCTAGTCCCAAATCATTGGCTAGAGCCACAATCATTTCATTAGTTAACTTATCCATAACGTTATATTTTAAAGTTCATTAAAGATTAGAAAGTATTGCTGAATACCATACTTAGGATGGTTCTTTAGGTTCTATTATCCTATATAATTTAATAATGTAGAAATATGGAAACTGAAAAATGTCACCTATACAATGAACCTATCGACTTGCATCAGTACGAATTATCTAGGGCAATCCCTAAAATAATGGAAGCCAAACAACTTTGCTTTCATTGTGCTTTCTGGCATAACATTAAAGAAGAAGATGATAAGGTAAGAAAGGATTTTTCGATGGAAAATCCTCCCATTAATCACTCCGGATTATCGTCATTACACTATCCATCTTAATTCCTTATGGATAGAAGTTGGTACTTTCAGAAGAGAACGTATTAAAACTTCAGAAAATTACATTGCTATGCTCACCGGAGATAATTCCATGATTATTAACTCATATAACAATTGGGGATTCCAGGGCATAATTCCAGAACACTCTAGAGGACTTTTTACTCCAAATGGAATAATCCTTACTCCTGTAGAACTTATGGAACTCTTAAGTCGCAAATCCTTTACCTCAGAGGATTTAAAATTTATGATTCAAAATTATACAGATAATAAATAATTTCGTATATTTGCATAAACAATTAATAAAGATATGAAAAAGAACAAAGAAACCAAAAAGCTAAAGGAGGGTGAAGAAGTAATTTTCTCTGATGGCAAAACCTTAATGGAGAAAGTAAAGGTAGAATCTATCGACAAGAAAGGTGGGTTTGCAATTCTGAGTAACAAAGTAAAGGTATCAAGAACACTCGGACCAGATGGGAATTATACCAGATTAGATGGTAAGCAAAGTGTTATCCTACCTCTATCGGATAAATCAGAATTGGATTACCAGGCATTCAAATCCTACTTCTCAATCAAGAGAAACCTTGAACTAATCGAATCCAAGATTAAGGATATGAAGGACAAAGACTTCAGTGAACTAATCGTAGAGTTAGATAAGAAGATATCCAAAATAGTAAATAAATACTTCGAACAATGATGTGGATTATCTTGGGTATAATATATGCTATCTGTATTATACCTGCCTGGTTTATGACCAGAGTGATATACTCAATGCACCGATTAACTAGACCGGGATTCCTATTCCTAACTATCTGGTTAATCATGCCACTATTCCCAATTTATTTTATAATAACCTATTTAGAGAAGAAACATGAACAGAGAGATTAAGACTAAGAAGGTTGGTAGGCAAAAGAAGCTTACCAATCCTTGCCCCAGTAATCAAGGGAGAAACAGAAGTAATGGTAGGAAGCCCAAGATGTATTACCTGCCAATGGTTTGAAAGAAAATTAGAGAAGAATGGAAAAGCCTACCACTGCAATCGATTATAATCTCTATGAGAACATGGTAATCGAAGAAAGGATAAGAAATTATTACTTACCAGTAAAGAATGTCCTTGAGACAGTTCGGGATAGAAGGATTAATATACCAAATTCTCCAAGAGGATTATGTGTTGACTTGATAGAGGTGAGTAGAACCATTAATATAGAGTTCAATCTTTCTAATGATGGTACATACTTATGGAGAGAGGTAATCAGACACTGGTTTACCCCACAAAGATTTGGACTTACCCATGTATACTTTGGTTATTCCCATCACATAATCGAAAGTATTAAGGATGATACTCTTGATGTAAATGGCAGAATATATTTTAGGGTACCTATGAAAAGGTTAAAGGGATACAAATACCTGTTCCATACAGCATTTTGGTTTCCAGTATCTAAAGAATATAATGCTGAACGTATTAAAATACTAGAGTGTGCCCTGGAAGATTTAGAGAGAATTAAAAGAGAGGGAGAACCAAAGCTCCCTCCTATTACCGAAGATGAACCTATAATTTATTAGAGTATGGAAGATATAGATTTAGCAAAGTTTACCCAAGAGGAAGAGGCAATCCTTAGACTTACTGAGGAAATTTGGAATAGATTTTTAGAATTACCTATCAACCATCCAATGGAAATGGATGAGATGGCAATTAAGATACATGATATCCAGAGGATGATTATATCTAGGCCTGGATTTAGGTTGAATCAAGAAATGTTTAATCAGTATGGTAAAGGTAACAGCGATAAGGGATGATGACCATAAGAGAATCCTAAGATGTTCTGAAGGTAATAGGGTTTGGTATCGGTTATGGATTAATCCTGAGGATATGATGAGAATAGAACCATTATTGGAGGGAGGGGATAGAATTTGGATGGAAGAACTTGAGATGTATTATACTTTCTTCTATGAGATAAGGAATGGTAGGAGGGTCTTAGGGAAGGATAGGGTTAAGAAGATATTGGATACTATTTTATAGGGATTGAGATGCCAGGGATGTTAGGTCTCTGGCTTCTTTGTGTGTTGTGTGGTTTGTGGGATAATCGGGGTACCCCTTAATACGAGGGGAGATTTTGGTGTGGTACTAAAAACGGGGTACCCTTAAGACGAGGTGTTAAAAAGTTGAGGTACTAAAAGGGGCTAACGGTTACGTTAAAATTAACATTCAAAAATAAAAAGTAAGGGACAAACATTTTTATTTGCTTTCCCTTACTTTTTATTTAGTTTATAAGTTCTTTAAAAAGTCTTTTATATCTTTGATAATCTGAATTAATACCCAAATTACACCAACAAATAAAAATACATTTAATAGCATATCATTTAATTACTTGAAATTTTTGACTATTTGTAAACCTTTTGTTAGAACTTCTTTTTTTGTGTCCTTTGTATTTTCGCTTGCAATACTTGCAAATGAAAAATCATTCACTTTGTAGACTTGCTTATAAAATTCTGTAAATGCAGAAACAAGTGTTTTTAGTTCATTTTGTTTCTTTTCTTCTTTCGCTTTGCAAATCGAATCAAGCAAAGAAAAAGTTGTATTTCTTAATTTCTTTCGATATGCTTTCTTTTGCTTTTCGTTCAATTCTGCAAAAAGACTTTCAATATAAATTTCGGTCTTTTTCCCTAAAGAAGTTTTTAAAAGTCCGTTTGTTTTTTCATTTAGATTTTTAAAAATACTATCAACTGATAATTTAATAGTGCTATTTGCTTTTGCTTGCGCTTTTGCTTTATTTGCACTAACTTTGTTTACTTTGTTGTTAGCAACTTCTTTTTCTACTACTACATTTTTTAATTCTTCCATAATAAAATACTTTTAGTTTTTATGTTTATTTTATTATATCCTTTTCTCTATAAAACTAAAAGATTTATAAGAAAAAGAGAAAAGGAATAAATTAATTTTATATTGTTTTAATATGTCAAGTATCGCTTTTTGATTACATTACAAAGATACGATTTATATTTTAATTAGCAAAATTTTCAGAGAATTTTCTTTTTAAAAATTGTTAATCAAAATTTTAAATATCTCTTTGCTTTTTCAACAATACAAAGATAAAAAATATATTTTAATCTGCAAAACATTTATAGAAAAATTTTCGAGAAATATTTTAAAAATTATTTTTAATAATTTCGTATGAAAAATTTGCAAGTAGGTTTTAGGGGTTTGAAAGGTGGGCATTGTTGTGGGCATTAGATAGGGGTATATTGATGGATATAGAAGGGGTTGGTATAGGTACCACTTTAGAAAATTAGGGGCCCCATACAGTCCGGTAGTTATTATCTGTATATTATCATACATAAAGGCCATTAGGTGACTAGCAGGCAATCCTATAATGCCCTGGGCCATACATGGAGTCTATAGAGTACTACGGCCTATGGGTCTGTAGTTAGGCCTATGGTAAGCCTTAGTAAGTCCCATGATGGCCTACATAGAAAGGCTATAAGAAAAAGCCCAGTACCTAAGTTAGAGATTAGGCTTAAGGTGTACCTAAGTTAGCGATTAGGCTTCTGCAATAATGGTAATGTATAATGAACCCAGATAAGCGGTATAGGCAGGCTTAGGTTGAGAACCATCCTCGAATAGTAAAGGACATTCTGCAAGTATAGAGTTTATTTGGGCTCCTGTAAGAGTTCTATTAGAAAGTTCATAATAGAAATTATGTACTATACGACTGGGAGCTAGTTCTGAGCAATTATATGCCTTGAATGTAAATTCGGGGATGTGTAGATATCCTTCGTCTATTAGGAAGGAAAGATACTCAAGAACTCCTTTCTCATCTACTTGAGAATCAATGTTTAGGATTGCCTGGTTTTTAGTGAACCAAGATTTAACTAAATTGGGTTTAATACTACGCATAGGATAATGTATTATAGCTCTAATACTAATATTACGTATCTCTCTATCAGTACTCTCTCAAAAGAAGTATCTCTTCTAGCAATCTAAAATTTCTTTTTAACTAACTACAAGGGCCATTAATAACATAGTTACTAGTTTTTAGGTACCTTGAATGGCCTAAAAACTACCTCGGATTTATTAAATTTAGGGGCCCCAATCCGACAAAATAGGTACCTAATTTTATATAAAAAGGTACCCCAAATTATTGCCTAATCCTACAAATCCGATTGCCTTTTTATATACTTATTATATATAATAAGCGGCCATTAGGGGTCTAGGATTTATCGGATTTAGGTACCCCAATAGGCTATTATTAGGTACCTTTTAGGTAATTGGTTATATAGCCTTAGGACCTTGAGACATATGTGTTAGATAGCTCTGGGGTATGGTGGTTGTAT